TCCACCACCTAACTCTACATACCCCTGGGTAATACCTGAACTATTAGTTGTGACCGAATCGGTTACCTCTAATTCAGTTAGATAATGCTCATTTAAAAAACTTGCAACCTTCCTTTGTGCAACATTTAATGCACTTAGCTTTGTTGCTGATGTAAAGTTTACCTCACTGGTGTCCTCAAGGCGTAAACCTAGCAAGGTTGTCATTTCTGTTGATGTCATATACCTTCAACGGTTCCCCGACTCGCTAGAATCGGGGAGTGACCGTATCTCATTTCATTTAGTTATAGTAATTGCTACTTACTGACCGTCTTTTGAGGTATCATCGACAAATGGTCGATTTAACTCAACGTAGGCAAGGCCAG